ATGAAGTGCTACGACCTCTTCTGTTTGCTTTAGTGTTGCAGAGTTCTTGTAGTAAATCTTTGTATCCCATTCAGGAACATCGATTTACTCAAGTTTGTCTGTTAGTTTTGTTTTAAAATGCCCCTTCGCATTTGCTATTACACTCATTTGTTACCTCTTATGCTGTTGTAGATTCTACTAGTTCACCAGTGCCTGTAACATCGAAAGTAACTGTAACTAGTTCCGCTGTTGATGCTTCAACGTTCTTTGATGTTACAACTGCTTCACCTGTGTATGTTTTTGAACCAGTGCCACCTTCTACAAGAACGATGTCTACTGTGTCACCAACATTAACTGTTGCTGTTTGCGCTGTATCTGCGAAACCTTCTAGTGAACCGTTCCAAGAAAGTAGTGAACCTTTGTTTTGTTTCCAACCTGCTGAATCAAATGATGTGAATTCTAGTGTATCTGCTTCGATTGTGATTGACCAAGAAGTGATAAGTGATACGTTTGTTGTATCTACGCTTACGCTTCCGTCTTTACCTGTAATAACTGCCATTGTTTGCTCCTGTTAGTCTTTGTCTAAATCACCCTTTTGGTGAATATACTGAATGCGAACAATAATCTGTATCGCACCTAATGGAAATAAAACACCTTCATCAGTGTTTACTTCCGTAACAAGTGTATCAATGGCATATCCACCTCTTGATACATCTTTATATAGTTCTTCTTCGATATCGTCTAATAGCGTGTTTCTTGCGGTATCAAGATACTTGCCTTTGACGAAACCAGTAAGAATGTATTCGATTGTTCCTTCACGCTGATATCCCATAACTAAATCAGATTTTAACTCTGATCCACTCTGTACTAACACCGCTGGGATTTGAGCATCACTAATTTCATCTGGTTCAAAAACATCACGGGTTACATACTTTACTCGTTTGATGTCTCGTAAAGTTGCAACCAAGTTCTTTGCGATATTTTCTCTATAACTAGTCTTGCTCATTTTATATCTCTCATAAACTGTCTTTTAAACGCATCTGCGATAAACTTGACTTCTTGTGGTCTTACACCAACAAACGGTCTTGTTTTCTGATTTATTCTAGCTTTTGTTTCTTCTTCTTTGCGCCCGAAAGCAACTTTAACTTTATTAGAGTTAACTCTTTCTACACCAAGATTAGAAAGCATACGCCCACTAAAATTCAAATCAGGTTTGCCACCTCTGCCCATCTTAGAACGATAATCAGCATATTCTGGTGAATATCGTTTGAAAGCACCTTTCAGACCAATGCCCCTCTGTGTTCTCTCAACAATGGTCTGAACGGTCTTCTCTCCACTCTTATTTAGAGCCTTTGGGATTGACCGTTTTATGCGTGATTTAAGTGCGTTTAATTCACGCTGTGCTTTGCGGACATCTACACGCATTAACGAATTAGCCTACGTGTGTGTAACGGTTGCTGTTCTGTTTGTTCAACAGTGCCATCGTTGTCGTAATCGTACTCAATACCATCACGTAAGATAGCATTGAATTCTTCATCATACTTTTTACGATAGTGCATCATCATAACTTGGAACTTGTCTTCGTCACCTGTTGCATTCCACTTTGTTAGTTGTGGTAGAGCGTATTCTGAAAGAACACGATATACTGCACAACGAGTGAATTGCGATTCAGTTAAACGATCCTCATCCATTTCCAAATTTGGTAGTGAACGAGAAATATCATAGTTAGCCATACCACGTGAACGTGACCACCATTCATCACGCAAACGGCGCAGAATGTCTTCACGTGCTTTTGTGTGATAGTCGGTAAATTCGTCAATACCGTAAGTTAGAATATCTGGTTGATATTCGATTAAATCAGCGTCAGTTGACATTGCCATATGCGTTCTCCTAAGTAGCAAAAGAGAGGGGATTAGTCCCCTCTCTCATATTCAGTTATTATACGATTGATGAGTCGAAGTTCATTCCGATACCGTAGTTATCGAATAGTTCGCCTGCGCCGTATACTGCTGTTGCTACTAGCTCTGTTGCACGTAGAGATGCGTCACGCTGTGTCTCAATGTTGATGTCTTGCATCATTGCTAGACCTAGTGCGTCACGGTGGAATACTGCACCGATTGAGTCACCTGATGTGTCTGTGATGTTTGCTGATTCAAACACTTGAACACCTGCGATTGTGCCTACATAACCTGAGCGTAGTGCTTCGTTTGATAGGTCGCCTGCGTGTCCTGCGAATGTGTTTGTTAGACCTGATTTTAGGTCATATGCTACATATGGGTGAACAACTGCGTAGATGTCTGCACCTGAAACGCCTTGCGCACGTAGTTTTGCAACTGCTTCAAAAATTGCTGCTGCGCCCAGTTGTGTTGTGCCGTCACCGATTGATGTGCCGAAACCTGAGAATAGACCTAGTAGGTCTTGGTCCATTTTCTTAGCAATCGCTTCGCCCATTAGACGACCTGCGTCTGCAACAACGTTAGTTGCTGATGTGCGTAGTGCTAGGTCTGTTACAGTCGCCATAACACCAACTTCTGAAACAGTTAGAACTGATGAAGTTGTGTTTAGTGCTGTGTTTGTTAGGTCTGTGCCTTCTGTTAGACCAGCTGCTGCTACTGTATCCCATTTTGGAACAGTGATTGTTTTACCGTTGTTTGCGCCCATTGTGTAGTTTTTAACTAGGTTGCGCATGATTGAACGCTCTTGCGCTTGGAACATTGCTTCTGCAACAATGCTTGGTAGTAGTTCTGATAGAACTGCTGTTGTTGATTCGTTAGCCATTGTAATTCTCCTATTCTGGCGTTACTTTATCTCATACCCTGCTTTTTACGATACTCTGCATATTTTGCTCGGTGTTCAGGGTTGTTCATATCTAACTTCGAAATATCGAAATCAGAAGATTTTGTTTCGCCTCCGACTTTGCTTTGTGAACCAGTGCCACTTGCACTTGGTGCTGCAAAATGCGGGTTTTTAGTAAGAAAATCTTTTACCAAATCTTGAACTGCAAAAGGTGATCCATCATCTTTATATGCAGTCTTGCCACTATCATCTAGGACTTCTGCTTCTCCTAGTTCGTTCAAACGAACTCGATCCTTTAGCAGGTCTGCAACTTGGGTTGGAGCAACAGATTTTAATTGCGATGCTGTTGATAGTAGAGCGCCATCAACCTTCTCTCGTTTAAGAGTGTTCTCTAATTCTTGAATACGACTATTAAATTTAGTAGCCTGTTCTTTCAAGATTTCTTCGAATTCACCACGTTGCTTCTGTTCTTCCAGTCTGCGATTTTCCTCGGCTGACTTTAATTGTCTGTACTCGTCAACGTCAAAGCCTTCGAACTTTTTACGCTCTCTTGCTACTCGGTCTGCTACAATACGATTAACTTCATCTTGCGAAAAACCACGATTTTCATTACTATCCAGAGAATTTTGAGATGTCTCAGTTACATCTGTTTCTACCTGATCTTCATCAGTCATTGTTTGCCTCCATTAGAGTGTTGCCTTGCCGAAGCAAG